GTGATAGCAAATGGATATTTTCCAGACGCTATGACGCTATTCATCAGATGTACCCCTACTATGATTATTTCATAGTAGGTGGTGGTAGGGAGCTCATGGATCGATTGGACTGGTACAAGAAATTAGAGCGACTTGATCAAGGTCGCGCTAAAGTTGTCCTAGTTCCAAAAGATTCCAGAGGTCCGCGTTTGATATCTTGTGAACCCCTTGAATATCAATGGGTTCAACAAGGTCTCGGACGGAAGTTAGTCTCTCATCTTGAGTCATGCCCAATGACGAAAGATAGGATTAATTTTGCAAACCAAGAGATTAATCGTCAATTGGCTCTTGTCAGTTCGTCTGACAGGGCGTTTTCGACAATTGATCTCAAGGATGCGTCGGACCGCGTCTCTATGGAGCTCGTTAGACGGGTGTTTTCTAAAACACCTGATCTTCTGAGAGCCTTAGAAGCGTGTCGTACTGGCTCAACGTTACTCCCAGATGGGAGAGTAGTCGAATTCCAGAAATTTGCGCCTATGGGTTCAGCATTATGCTTCCCAGTAGAGGCAACAATTTTCTGGGTTCTTCTCGTTGCTGCCGTGAGCCGCCACCTTAAGATAAGATGGCGAGATGTGGGGCGGTCGATCTTCGTATACGGAGATGATATTATCATCCCTACGCCGATTGTCGATCGTTGCATACAGGTATTAGAACGATTTTCCCTAAAGGTTAATCGAACTAAATGCTGTGTCCAAGGGCCCTTTCGTGAATCATGTGGCATGGATGCCTTTAAAGGCGTTTCTGTCACACCAATTCGCTTGAGGACGGTTTGGACCGGACGCAAGACTGACGGTGCCGCCTACGTTTCGTATGTAGAAACTGCGAATGCTTTGTTCGCAGCTTCTTATACGAAGTGTAGCGAGTACTTATGGGAACAGCTTGAAAAGACCTATGGAAAAGTTCCATATGGTACCTCTCATTCTGCATTCCCATGTAGACTCGTGTCCGACCCCGAAGAAGCCGAGAGGCTAAATGCCTTAAGCTTTCGGAGAAGGAATAGCCGACGTTACCATCGAATCGAGTTCCTTGTACCTCGGTTAATTCCGAAGCGCAAGAAAACGAACCTCGATTCATGGTCCCGTATGTTACGGAATCTTTTGATGCCGCCATACGGAGACCCGTCATCCATCGTTGAGCCTCGGTCGATGATAATAAACCGAGGTTGGACCCCAGTCTTCTGATCAGGAGGACTGTGTGCGCCGTAAGAAGCGCTCCGAG